GGACGGCCGCCGGACAGTCTTCGCCGAAGACACTGACCGCTGCTGGCATGCTGGCAAGTCGAGCTGGCTTGGACGGCCGGATCTTAACTCATGGAGCCTCGGAGTGAGCTGGGAAGGCAACACCTATGACCGCCCGCTTGAGGAAGCAGCCATGGACAGCGCCATCGAATACTTGGCGCCTCGCATGAAGAAGTGGGGCATCCCGATGACAAGCATTCTCACCCACCAGCAGGTTGCACCAACACGCAAAACAGACATCTCGCCCGCCGATGCGGCGCGCTTCAAAAGCCGACTAAGATCGGCGCTTAAATAATTATGGCAAAGACAATCGGACAATTAACGGAACTCGCCGCGACGCCGGACTCAACAGACATCGTTCCCATTGAGGACGGTGGCGTGACCAAAAAGATCAGCGTCAGCAACCTGACGGCAGCAACGCTTGGTATCGCCGGTAACAAAACGGTTGCCGCTGGCACCAACTTGGCTTTGGCAACAACGACCGGCACCAAGATCGGCACAGCGACTAACCAGCTCCTTGGATTCTGGAACGCCACGCCGGTCGATCAGCCCGCCCTCACCGCCGACCTGCTCGACAGCTTGCAGGAGGTCGGTCTCATTGCATCCGGCGCAGGTAACACGCCTTTGGATCTGACGAGCGGCGCACTGACATGCGGAGCCGTGAGCTGTGGAGCCGTGAGCTGTGGTGCTGTCACGGCAACCAGCTTCACCTCGGTGCCAAGCACGGGCGCCATCACTAGCAGCTCGGCCACGGCAGGCATTGGATACGCAACCGGCGCAGGCGGCGCGGAGACGCAGCTTACCAGCAAATCGACCAGCGTGACGCTGAACACGGTCACCGGCCGCATCACGATGCACAATGCCGCTCTTAGCGCAAACACCACTGTGACGTTCACATTGACCAACAGTGCCATCGCCGCCAACGACCTCTTGGTGCTCAACCACGTTTCTGGCGGCACGGCGGGAGCCTACGCGCTCAACGCGCAGGCAGCCGCAGGATCGGCCAGCATCAACGTGCGCAACATCACTGCCGGAAGTCTTAGCGAGGCCATCGTAATCGGCTTTGCCGTAATCAAATCTGTTGTTGCTTAATTTTAATGGCACTTGAGTCACCAGTTCTGCGCGACGGCGACAACGGATTCATCGGCTACGCCAGCCGGTTGAATCCTGTGACGCTGCCCGATGGCATGCTCCAACTCTCGGAGAACATGCGGCTGGATCGCGGAGTGGCGGTGACTCGCAAGGGAGCCAAGCGGCTGGCTGACGATATCGCTCCGGGCACCACTCCATTGACAGTGCCCTTTGTTCTTAACCCATCGCCAAATGAGCCGGTTGTTCAGTCTATTTACAGCGGCGGCATCTTCTCGGCAGCCGTTGTCCGTTCGCCAGACCAAAACAGCAGCATGGAAGTGATCGTGCTGGCCGGACCTGACCGCGCCTACACGTTCCTGCCGGAAGGGACCAACTTCTCGTCCGCAGCTTGGGGCGATTTGCTTGCCGCCAGCGCCACCGACAACTTTGAAACCAACACCGGCGAGGAGATTGTTGCCGGATCACTGCCTGCCGAAATCGCCTATCCAACCTCGGTAGATGAGACCATTGAGCCGACAGACAAGGTCTCAATGCTGCAAGCCTTTGACCGACTCTACATCTTGCGCGAGGCCGACTCCACGCAGCAGGGATGGGAAACCAAATACACCAACGCGAGCGGCATTGTTGTCAGCTCAACCACGGCAACGGTCAACGTGGACGCGCATGGCTACACCGCTGGAATGCGCGTGCGCATCGAAGGCTCGGCTAGTCCTGCATTTGACGGCCACGAATATCAGATCGCCACGGCATCGACCAACAGCTTCACGATTACAGTGCCAAGCGGCACGGCGACAGATGCCTCGGCCAACATCGCCGTCCGCCGCGTCAAGCCGCCCATCTACTGGAGCCTCAGTCCTTCAACCAACTTCGTCCGCACTACGGCGGGCATTCCCGATGTCGGCATAAGCTACCGCCGCCTGCGCTCAACAGCATGGGCCAACTACATCAATAACCGCCTCATCGTTCCTGACGGCAAGCAGAACGTCCTAATCAGCGACATCCTTGATCCCGATGTCTTCGACATTTACTGGCAGAGCTTCCGAGTCGGTGTTGGCGGCAATGACTTCGTTGTCGCAGTGCATCCTTGGGTTGACGGCACAGCGCTTGTCTTCTGCCGCAAGTCGATCTGGATAGCCAACATCGCGCAGTATCCTACGCCGGACGGATCGGACTTCACGACCGAGACCGGCATCAGCTCGCTGACGCTGCTCACCGATGAGATCGGCTGCCGTGCCCGCCGGTCCATCGCCACGGCCGGTCAATACATCTACTTCCTTTCGGACAACGGCGTCTACCGCCTCGACAGCCGCCTCGACCTCAAGCTGCGTGGAGACACCAAGCCGCTCTCGGATGCCATTAGCGACCAGATCAGCGATCTCAACGCATCGCTGGCCGGTGACTCTGTCGGCTTCTACTTTGACAATCGCTACTACTTGGCCGTCCCGCTGGCCAATGCGACCGACAGCAACAACGGCGTCTTCATCTACAACCAACTTAACGAGCAGTGGGAGAGCAAGGACATCTACGGCTTCGGCGTGAACACCTTCATCGTCTGCGACATCGCCAACCGCCGCCGCGTAGTCATCAGCAACGTGGCCGGAAAGCTGATGCTGCTCGATGAGCTGGAAGGCGGCGACGATCCGGTGGACCAGAATGTCACACAGCTCCAGTCGGTTGCTGGAAAGATCAAAACCCGCCGCTACAACTTCGGCAGCATGCACAGCAAGCGGTTCCTGCGCACGATTGCTGATGTCGTCATTCCGGCCGGCGCCAGCGTCACGACCAAGATCAGCACGATCAACCCTGACACCGAAGACACTGTCGGCACGCTGACCAACAGCAACGGCGGGCCGGAAGACTACAATATGAAGTCACCCATCCGCTACAAAGCGCACAGCGCCGAAGTCATCTACGAGACCGCCAACGGACGCCCAGAAATCAGATCCGCGTCCATTGAGGCATCGCCAAAGAGCTTACCAGACACCGAAACCCGCAACGCAGCTTAATCAATTATGGCAACATTAACAGTCACCAAGGGCTACAACAATCCGACCGGATGGATTTCCGGCGAGACAGTCACGCCCGAAAAACTCAACTCTTCGCAGACGCCGAGCGTAAGCATCAGCGCAATTCAAACGGCCGACATAAGCGATGCTCAAATTACGGCAGACAAGCTGGCGCTAGGCGCCGTCACCGGAGCGGCGGGTGGAGGAAAACTCGCCGAAAGCGCCATCAGCGGACAGACGGCGATTACCGCGCTTGAGGGAACTGATGCGTTCCTCGTCTGGGATGATACCGACGACACGCTCAAGAAAATCACGCAGACCAACCTGTCCACACAGATTGTCGGCGATGCCTCAATCACGGCCGCAAAGATCAACGGTGTGGCCAAAGATGGCAGCGGAAACAATATCGCAGTGGGCAATCCTCCGATCTTTGGCTGCCGCGCTTGGGTCAACTTCAATGGCACGCGTAACGCAACTGACACTGGCGCTTCATCAAACGGAGCAAATGTGCTTATCCGAGCCGGAGGAAACGTCTCTAGCGTTTTGAAAAATGCCACTGGTGATTACACGATCACGTTCACAACAGCCATGCCAGATGCAAATTATGCGGCATGCATAACGCAGCAACGCGGCGACTCTGCTGGGTTTGTTGGGCAGTACGGTATTTATGGAACAACTTCCAACGCATACACGTCAATTACATCCTCAACGCTACGCATTAAAACAAATGACGGAGGTGCTAATACTGGAGTTGACCATCCTGCTGTTTGCGTTGCCATCTTCCGATGACCCCATGGCAACGCGCAAAACAATGGTGGGACAACAACGTCTCGGACGAGACCTTCGAGGAAGCGCTCGGATGGCATCTGTCGAACGGTCTTGTCTATTCTACGCCGCAAGTCTTCCTGCTGGCGCGCGAAGTGCATTGGGATGCGGAGCAAAAGGAGATGCGCGATGAAGGTGAGCAGAATGCTTGGTTTGTGGAGCTGGCTGCTAGTGCTGGTCACGCAAATCCTATTCGGGAGTTCATGCGTGTGGCGTCACGCCCTCAAAAGTGGGCGCTGTGGTGTCGACACAACAGTTTTGAAATAAAGGCCCACGACTGGGCAAAATTACAAAAGAAAGTAGGAGGACAATAATATGGGTGGAGGTGGAGGAGGAAAATCTAAGAAATCGTCGGCGCCGCCGCAGGCGCAGCCGCTGGACTTCAACGCAATCATGGCAGCGTCTTCGGCCGCAGCGAAGGAACAGATCAAGCAGCAGTATGCTTCGATGATCGAAA